GCTTAATTGTATTAGATACTGATATAACAAACCCACTTGTTCAGCGTTGATTGCTACCCCCTTGTCACGGTAATGTATAGCTGCACAATCCACTCCGATTTTAAACTTATCGGCGGTATTGACCATACTTAAAACTTCTTTCAAGTTTATACGTGACTCCTCCCACGAAGCCTCATCTTCGTACACCTTACTAACAGCTTTAACAGCTCTTCGCACAACATCTGGGAAAAAACCATATGGTGTTATAAAATTAGCAATGAATTCAGACACCTTCTCAAAGCTTATTTTTAGTTTATACCCATGTTCTGCGTATATCGCAGTCTTTCGACCTTTTACAGTGCTGATTTTTTTAGCACGTATAGTTGAATCATCACCTTTAAATGATGCATACAACATGTTCTCAATACGATAAGCATAACCTAGTACTGCCATGTTCAGGAGTGTGTTACCACAAATAGTTAGTGGTTGCCCTGAATGTTGCATATATTGTCCATGTAACATAGTTATACCCTCTTTGCACTGATACATATTGCACCATTTAGTACGCATGCTCGAGTAAAAGTCGATAATCTTGTAGTTAACACCCAGTAAACCAAACATTTCCAACTCTAACTCCAACATACTTTTGGTGTGTGAAACATCCATTTCACTAAAATCACAATTACAATTGACATATTTTTCACTGAGGTATTGATCTTTATATCCAGCAAAAAAAACGGACAACTCTGCATCGCTCTTGTTAAAAGCAAGTTGAACATTTTCTTTCATGCATTCGAAAATACATTCGGTCAAGTAACGTGAATAAGCACAAAAAAACAGATTTAACACTTTACCCCAGGCGCTCACACCTTGGCCTGCTTTCGAGCTAGTCTCTTTCAACCCGCTCGGGTCATGTTTATTCTGCTTCTTCATTGTGAATGTGATCATGCGACTTTTGATATTATTCAAATCCGCTTCAAACATATCAACAACTGTTTTACGATTGATGATGGAGCTGATCTGTCCAACTGCACCCCGGAGAGTGGTCATTGGTATCAACTCCATGTTGACATCATCCTCATCTAAAACATAATATTCTATTTCACCTTTCTCCTCATAACACAAACCATCGTCGGGACTTACCATGTTCCGACGGATCATACCCTGAGCTTTTAAAACAAGACCGACATCAGTTGTTGCAGGTTTAATCTTTTTCTGCAATTCAACAATGTAATTAACAAAATGCTTTGTCAATCGTTCATTATCAACTTTCAATCTCTTGAATTTAGCAAAATCTACAAACTTAGCTAAACCTGTTTGCAAATTGGAGTAATGCTCTGGTGCTTTACCTGCTTTCGTGTTAGCATAACGTGCTATTTGAGTGTTTAAAGTGCCAAAACTATCCTTACTGTAATATGGTAATACAAAACGATGGTCCGATAATTTACCACCACTGATACTGACGTCAACTGGATGCAATATGTTATCAGATATTTTCATCTGCGTGCCATCAATTTTTTTCAGTTTCAGTGGTTCAATACGGATATCGGTGCTGTGCGTGAAATTTTTCTTCACATTCAAATTACATAGGATATCTATAATAGAATCTTTGGTTGTGACTGTTTTCGGATTGTAACCACGCCATTCTCTTTTAACGTCATCTTCGATAATCTGCGATTCGGTGACCAATGGTACACATGCTTCTTCTATTATATTTTCAATAGGAGCTCCTTGAACAGTCAATAAGACCTGTAAATCGGGTGTGCTTTTACCATAAACCAGCAGTTCATCTTTGTGTCTGGATGACCCAACATATACATGACGTATAGATTCGGTTTTGTTAATTGTTTGAATTTGGCAGTAGTCATCTAGATACAATAAAACTTTACTAAAGGTCATACCCTGCGATTCATTGACTGTCATACTTTTATAGCCTTTCTCTGCTAGGTAATATTTACCATCTTGTGTAAAAGCTAACGCTATATCAACCACATGAGATGTAATTTCAGTGATCTTTTTATATGACTCAACTACTTTCGACGTAGTGCGTGCATTTGGTATGTAAGTACCAAACATACGTGTCACGTCTTGCGGGCTCCTATGCGTCTCAGCGACGTAGTTAGTTAATTCGAATTGTAAAGTGGTGTTATCTTTACAATAAGGTCCGATTTGTTTTGAATCGCCCATTAAGTGTATCTGTTCAATACGTCCAGATAATTTCAATGCATAATAATAGGCAATTGCTGACGGTTGCATGGCAAAGCATTCATCAATATATAAATGACGAATTCTCACTTTTGAATTATCCTGCAAATATCGGATTAATACGATGTACGTATATATATCACTTTTGGTTTGTGACCCTCCTGGCATTAAATTGTCAGCTTGTGATCGAATTGGACTAACTATAAAGTCTGTACCTGTTTTATACACATTGACTACACGCTGTGTCTTGCGT